AAAAAACTATAGGATAATATGCCTAGAAGTCAACCATACACAGTAGCATGTGCAGGAGGTTTAGTAAACTCTTCAAATGCTATAGATTTATTAAGAGCTCCCGGAGTTGCTACCGAGTTAAGAAACTTTGAAGTCTCTATAGAAGGTGGTTACAGAAGAATTAATGGCTATCAGAAGTTTGGTACTACAGATTCAACTCAACCGACTGGTGGTACGACAGATATTTTAGGAGTTATTCCTTATGCTGATGGTGTAGTTGTTTGTGCTGGTACTAATATTTATTTTACTCAAGACGGTATAACCTACTTACAAATAAATAGAAGTTCAGTATCTGGTAGTGGTGATAACTATAGTACCTTTACAGGTCGTAGTGTTTTAGCTCGAACTGGTCAAGGGCAAATAAGTTTTGCTTTATTTGAATCAGCAACTTCAGATTATGGTACGTTAATTATAGCTGATGGAGCAAACGAACCTTATCAGTTTAGAATGGAAGGTACAGGTGCTAACTTAAATAGTAGAACTTACTTTAGTAGTGAGATAACAGTTACCGGAACTAAACATGTTAAGCATGTGACTGTCCATGACAAACATTTAATAGCTGCTGGAGTAGAAGATAATTTAAATACTATTTTTTATAGTGGTACTTTAGACCCAACAGATTTTACTAGCACTGGTTCAGGTAGTATTGTTATTGAAGACCAGATAGAAGGTATTAAAAGTTTCCGTAATGAATTATTTATATTTTGTGAAAACTCAATATTTAAACTACAGAATATAAATAATGCAAGTACGATTGCAGTAATACCGGTAACCAAAAACGTAGGTTGTTTAAGTGGTTACAGTATTCAAGAGATTGGTGGTGATTTAATATTTTTAGCACCAGATGGATTAAGAACAGTAGCTGGTACAGCAAGAATTGGTGATGTGGAGTTAGGAACTATAAGTCAATCTATACAACCAACAATAACAGATTTAGCAAACAATATAAATTTATTTACCATAAATAGTATTGTGTTAAGAGAAAAGTCTCAGTATCGTTTATTTTATACTAATACTGGAGCTACTAATGCATCTCAGCAAGGCATTATAGGTACGTTAAGACCAAATGGTTTTGAGTGGTCTGAGACTAGAGGTTTAGAAGTTACAGCTATTGGTTCAGGTTTTGATACTAATGGTATAGAAAAAATATATCATGGTGATACTAATGGTTTTGTTTATGAACATGACACTGGTAATAATTTTGATGGTTCATCAATCTTAGCAAGATATACAACACCAGATTATGATTATGGTGATTTAGGAACTTTAAAAACTTTACACTATCTTAGAGTTTCAGCAGCTACCGAAGGTATTGTTGAACCGGATGTACAAATTAAATTTGATTTTAACAGTTCAGATGTACCACAACCTTTAGACTTAATTGACTTAGGTGTAATAAATCCACCATCTATATTTAGTGAAGCAGTTTTTGCTACTAATAAATTTGCTGGACAAAACAACCCAATGATAAGAGTGCCTTTACAAGGCAGTGGTACAAGTAACAATTTTACAGTAATAAGTGAAGATACAAAACCATCATATACAATTAATGGTTTTTATGTAGATTACATACCTTCGGGTAGGAGATAATAAATGGCACAAGCATATATAAGACAAAGTACATTCAGTGATGGTGATACTATTACTGCTGCATTATTTAATAATGAGTATAATCAATTAGTAAATGCTTTTGCATACTCTTCATCTAGTGCATCTAATACTGGACACAGACACGATGGTACTGCCGGACAAGGTGGTAACATATTTAAAATTGGTGATTTAGATTTCTTAAACAAAGTAGAAATTGATAGCACTAATAATAGAGTAGGATTTTATGTAGAAGTATCTTCAGCAGCAGTTGAACAGTTAAGAATACAAGACGGTGCTTTAGTTCCTGTTACAGATAGTGATATAGATTTAGGAACAACTTCATTACGTTTTAAAGATACTTTTACAGACTCAATAACTACTACAGGTAATGTTGATGTCGGAGGTAATTTAACAGTCACAGGTACTACAACTTTTAATGGTGGTACAATTACTATGGGTGATGCCAATACTGATAATGTAGTATTTGGTGCAGACATAGATTCAAGTATTATTCCAGATGACGATGACAGTTATGACTTAGGTAGTTCTTCACAACAATGGCGAAACATATTTATTGATGGTACTGCTGAAATAGATACTCTTGCTCTTAATGGAACTACAGTAACTTCAACTGCAGCAGAACTTAATATATTAGATGGTGTTACTAGCACTACTGCAGAATTAAATTTACTTGATGGGGTTACTGCAACTACAACTGAATTAAACTATGTTGATGTAGCTACAGCAGGAACTGTAGAAGCTTCTAAAGCTATTGTAGTTGATAGTAATAAAGACTTTACCGGTGCAAGAAACATTACACTAACAGGAGAACTTGATGCAGGTTCTTTAGATGTAAGTGGGGATGTAGATGTTGACGGTACTTTAGAAACAGATGCACTATCTATAAATGGCACAGCAGTTACTAGTACTGCAGCTGAACTAAACATACTTGATGGTGTTACTAGCACTGCAGCAGAACTTAATATTCTTGATGGTGTTACAGCTACAGCAGCAGAAATAAATGCTCTTGATGGTATTACTTCAACAGTTACAGAATTAAATATTTTAGATGGTGTTACTGCTAGTGCAGCCGACATTAATCTTATAGATGGAATTACTAATGGTACAGTAATAGCAAGTAAAGCTATTATAACAGATTCAAACAAAGACATAACTGGTGGTCGTAATATTACAATTAGTGGTGAGCTTGATGCAGCTACACTTGACATATCAGGTGATGCTGACATAGATGGCACACTAGAAGCCGATGCAATTACTATTGGAGGTATTACATTAGCAGAAACTATTTCTGATACTGTTGGAGCTATGGTTAGCTCTAATACTGAAACTGGAATATCAGTAACATATGATGACAGTGATAATACTTTAGACTTTGTAATTGGTTCAGGTGTTATTACTAATGCAATGTTAGCAGGTTCTATTGCTAACTCTAAATTAGCTAACTCTAGTGTAACTATTAGTGATGGTTCAAATAGCACTGCTGTTGCTCTAGGAGGCACACTAACTATACAAGGAACTTCCAACGAAGTAGAAGTTGCAGAAAGTTCTGGTACAGTTACTGTTGGTCTTCCAGCAGCTACGCAAGTTACAACTTCATTAGGAATCGGTGGAGGCTCTACAAATGGAGTTGTTATTTCTCAAGGTGCTATTTCAATTAAAAATGGTGGTACACAATCATACATAGATTTTTATTGTGAGTCTTCAAATGCTCACTACGCAAGATTACAAGCACCAGCTCACGGAAGCTTTAGTGGTAATCATACTATAACTCTTCCTGCTACAGCTGGTACACTTGCATTAACTTCTGGTGACATTACTGGTAACGCAGCAACTGCAACAGCTTTAGCAACTGCTAGAACTATTGGTGGTACAAGCTTTGATGGTACAGCTAATATTTCTGTAGGCTTGGCAGCTACAGCTACAGCTTTAGCTAATGCAAGAACAATACATGGTGTATCTTTTGATGGTACAGCAAACATAGACTTAACAGAAGTTATTCAAGACACTGTAGGTGCTATGGTATCTAGTAACACTGAATCAAATATTACTGTAACTTATGAAGACTCTGATGGCACATTAGACTTTAGTGTTACTGGTGGTGGCTCAGTATCAGAAGCATTTAAAACAATATCTGTTTCTGGTCAAAGCGATGTGGTTGCCGATGCAGCAGCAGATACGCTTACTTTAGTAGCTGGTTCTAATATGACAATCACTACTGATGCTAGTGGCGATACAATTACTTTTGCTTCTTCTGGTGGTGGTAGTGGAAATAGTGTTGGTAATGCTTTTACAAAAAATACTTTTACAGGCGATGGAAGCACAACAGCATTTACATTAAGTATTAGTGCATCAAACGAAGATAATTTATTAGTATTTATTGATGGGGTATACCAAGCAGATAATGTTTATACTGTATCAGGCACAACTTTAACATTTGCCACAGCTCCTGTTAATAGTAGAGTTATAGAAGTATTTACAGTTGAAGCAGGTATTGTAGGTTCTGCTCCAGTTATAGATACTATGACTGGTGATGGTTCAGATACTACACTAGCTCTTAGTACAACTCCTTCATCTGAGAATCAAACCTTTGTAACTATTGATGGTGTTGTTCAACACAAAGATACTTATGCAGTTTCAGGTAGCACACTAACATTTAGTGCTGCTCCTCCTACTGGTACAAAAGTAGAGTGTATAACATTTACAAATGTAGCTGTAACTACTTTCCAAGATGCCGATGGTGATACTAAGGTACAAGTAGAAGAAAGTTCTGACGAAGATAAAATTAGGTTTGATACTGGTGGTACTGAACGAGCAGTTATAGATTCTTCAGGACTAACAGTTGGAGATATAACAATTAATGGCTCTACTATTTCTGATGGTGGCAATTTAACTATTGATGTTGCAGGAGATATTATTCTTGACGCTGATGGTGGCGATGTAACTTTTAAAGATGCTGGAACTGAAATTGCACATTTATCAAACTCATCTTCGGATTTTGTTATATCAAGTGCTGTCAATGACAAAGATTTAAAATTTCAAGGTGTTGATAATAACTCTGTAATAACTGCTCTTACCCTTGATATGTCAGATGCAGGTAAGGCAATATTTAATGCAGGTGCTACTTTAGCAGATTATCTAATAGTATCTGATGGAACAATAAACAATTATTTTGGAACAGATGGTAATGGTGGTTTAATTGGCACATCTACGAATCACTACACAAGATTTATAACTAACAACACAGAAAGAATGAGAATTGATTCTTCTGGTACTTTATTCATAGGTAAAACTGGTAATGCATTTGCTACATCAGGTATGGAACTTTATGGTACTGGTAGAGCATTTATTACTCATGCCAATGACGATGTGCTGCTATTAAATAGAACTGGTAGTGCAGGAAAGATATTAAAATTTTATGATGATGGTAGCGAAGTAGGTTCTATATCTACCAATACAAACTCTTTACCTTCTGATAAAAACTTTAAGAAAAATATAAACAATTTAGATTTAGGTTTAAATTTAATTAAAAAGTTAAAACCAAGTCAATACAATTACAAACACAATGATGACAATACACCTTTAATGTATGGTTTGATTGCACAAGAGTTAGAAGAATCTTTAACAGAGGTAGGCGTAGAAAAAAATAGCACTTGGTTATTACAACACAATCCAACAGAAGATGAGAAACAATCTGACTACGATTTAGATTATGGAAAACTAACACCTATTTTAATAAAAGCAATCCAAGAACAACAAGTTATAATAGACAACCTAACAACTAGAATAGAAACTCTAGAAGGAGGAGAATAATATGGCATTAACAAAAGTAACTTCAGGACTAACCGATTTAGACGGTGGTATTACTATTGATAATATTACTATCGATGGCACAGAAATAGATTTATCTAGTGGTGATTTAACCATTGATGTTGCTAGTGACATTATTCTTGATGCTGATGGTGGTGATATTTATTTTAAAGATGATGGAACTGAATTTTTAAGATTTCAACAAGATGGTGGAAATGTAAATATCCGACAAGATACTTCAGATAAAGATGTATTATTTCTTGGTAACGATGGTGGTTCAAGTATTGTTGCACTAACGCTAGACATGTCTAACGCTGGAGCAGCAACCTTTAACAGCACAGTAACTGTTGGAGATACTGTTTTTGATGCTGTAGGTACTTATTGTTTTGCTAATTCATTAGGAAGTATAGCTGATAGAGATGGTGGTGCAACTTTAGCAGGAAGTAGTTTGAGAACAGCTAACGCATATACAGATTATTCAGGACAATTTGGTTATTCAAATGAAGCTTTATCTGGCACTTGGCGTTTAATGGGTCAAACTGCTGAATATGCAGGTGGTTCAGTTAATGCTGCAGGTGCATTATGTACTTCACTTTGGGTAAGAATATCATAATAAATAATAGGAAAATTTTATGGCAACAATAACAGAAGTGCGTAACGCACAATCATTAAACTCAGAGAATACTATGTTTGATGTAGAAATTAACCATCCAACTTTTGGTTGGATAGCTTATACATTAAATCCTAATGATACAGATATGACTATAGACAATAGTAAGTTGCTTGAACTTATTGGTTCAGACTATGCAGCCTATGTAGCACCTACTCAAGCAGAACTAGATGCAGAACTAGCAGCAAGTCTTAGAGCTCAACGTGATGGTAAACTAGCATTAGAAGTAGACCCTATAGTTTCTAATCCTCTACGATGGAATGAACTAACAGAAGCTAAACAAACAGAGTGGGCACAATACCGAACTGATTTACTTGATTTACCAGAACAATCTGGTTTTCCAAACACAGTAACATTTCCAACCAAACCAACAGAATAAATATGGAACTATCATCATACATTATTTGGAACGCAATAATAACATTAGTACTTGGACCAATCCTTTACAGTATTAGACAGAACGCTAACGAAGCTAAAAGACTAGATATTTTATTAAATAAAACTAGAGAAGAAATAGCTAAAGAATATGTAACCAAAGATGAACTAAAAGATGATATGAAAAATGTAATGGATAGATTAGAGAAACTTGATGAAAAACTTGACAAACTGTTTGAAATAAGGTAAAATAAACTGTGAAGAAGAAAAAAGGTTATAGAGCAAGTACTAGTTCAGTACGACAAGATTATCGTGAAGGTGGTAGAGTTCAAGCTGCTAATGGTGGCATATTAACTTATAATGAGTGGTTTGATAATTATAAAAAAGATAATCCTAGACCTAGTCCTAGAAATTATAGAGCATCAAAAGAATATGATGCTAACTTACCTCAATTGTATAGTGAATTTGTTGTAAATCAAAATAATGAATTACTTAGACAACTCAAAGCAGCGACACCAACAACATCAGCAACACCATCAACAACAACTAAAAAAACAACATTCATGGGAATAGATATGTCATCGAAAGAAAAACAAAGAGCTGAACAAATAGCAAGAGGTGAAATTAAACCTGAACCTATAGCACCTATAGCTCAACAAAATCCATATATAACTGGAGTTGAAACACCTATAGTTCCTCAAGTTTCAGGAATGGGTCAAAATACTATTACTACTCCTCCAGTAGAACAAGCAGATACTGTGGCTGATTCAGCACAAACAAGTGCTGTACCTACTATGACTCCAGCAACTATTGATGATGTTTCTTTAGTTCCAACTACTTCTACAACAGAAGCTGCTACAGGTATTGTTAGTGATGAAGCTATAGCTGATACTTTACAAATTGAAAAAGTTCCTTCTATACAAGCAGCTGATGTAGAAATTCCTACAGGAGCTTTAACTGAAAGAATTACAGGAACACTTAGTCCAGCAGCATTATCTAATGCAACTAAAATAGCTGGTGTAGATTTAAGAAGAGTTAGTAGAGCTAAAACTCAATTAGAAACAGCAGGTATATCTTCTCAAACTATTAATAATTTAGGTAATGACCCACAAGCACTTGAAAATGCTTTAATGGATATTTCAGAAGAAGAAAGAGGATTAATAGAAGGATTACCAAAAGAAGCTTTAGTTAGTACTCAAATGAATTCTTTATTAACAGGAATTGAAAGTGGTGAAATACCTACATGGGCAAGTCCGGCAGTAGCTGCAGTAGAACAAATGTTAGCTCAACGAGGTTTAGAAGCTTCTAGTGTTGGTCGAGATAATTTATTTAATGCAATTATTCAATCAGCTTTACCTATTGCTCAATCAAATGCTCAAGCTATACAAACTTCTATAAATCAAGAAAGAAGTATTGAAGCTCAAATTAATATTAAAGAAGCTGAGTTTGCTCAACAAACAGCTTTACAAAATGCTAATAATGTATTTCAATTAAATATGGCTCAGTTTAGTGCTGACCAACAGACAGCATTATCTAATAGTAAATTTTTACAAACAGTTGCTTTAACAGAAACTTCTGCTAAACAACAAGGAATTATTCAAGATGCTGCTTTATTATCACAAGCTAATTTAGCAGAAGCTAACTACAATACACAATTATCTATTCAAAATGCAAAATCATTTTTAGCTATGGATATGACTAATTTAAGTAACGAACAACAAACAATAGTATTAAATGCTCAAGCAGAACAACAAAGATTGTTAAGTAATCAATCAGTAGAAAATGCTGCTAAACAATTTAATGCTACTAGTCAAAATCAAATAAATCAATTTGTTGCTAATTTAAATGCACAAATATCACAAGCTAATATAGCACAACAAAATGCAACAAATCAATTTAATATAGCAGCTCAAAATGCAGCTAATGCTAGAAATACACAAATAGCAGCTGATATAGCTAAAGAAAATGCTAAATTAAAACAAGAAGCAGATAAATATAATGTTGAATTATCTTTTCAAAGAGAACAATTTAATGCTACCAATGCTGCTCAAGTAGAAGCAGCTAATGTACAATGGCGAAGACAAACTAACACAGCAGCTACAGCTGCACAAAATGCAGTGAATATGCAGAATGCACAAAATGCTTTTAATTTAACTGCTTCTGCTAATGCTTTTTTATGGCAAGAATTTAGAGACCAAGCAGACTTTGCTTTTAGAGAAGCAGAAAATGCTGAGAATAGAACATCACAAATAATTTCAACAGCTTTATCAGCTGACCCCGGAAAATATGCTAATAGTGTTGATAGTTTAAAATCTTTAGTAAACTCAATAATAGGTAGTGCTGGTACAGAATATAGGTATTAAAATAAACTATGTTAATCGTAAAAAACTTACAGGAGGTGTGACTTCAAATTTATAAAAAAAATATTTAAAAAAGTAGCTAAAGGTATTAGAAGTATCGGTAGAGGTATTAAAAAACTTTTTAGTAAAAAATGGTTTAAAGTTGCTGCTTTAGTAGGCTTAGCAATGTTTACAGGTGGAGCTATGAATGGTTGGTTTGGTAAAACTGCAACCACTTCAACAGGAAAAGCTCTTACAATAACAGAAGCTAATACTATTAATACTTTTAATGCTGGTACTAGTGCTAAAGGTTATGCAAAGGCTGCAGCAGAAATTGCAAAAAGTACTGAATTACAACAAATAGCAGCAAAAGCTGCTGAAACTGGTACTAGAATATTAGGTACAACAGGTGGAAATATTCTTACAAATATTCCCGGAAAATTAGCTAGTGTTGGAGGTAACACTCTTTCATCTACTGCTGTTGCTGGTGGTGGATTTAGTGTAGCACCTATAGTTCCAAGTACATTACAAAAAGCTGTAGCTGTTGGTGGTGGTACAGGAGCTGGTATGATAGGTACTAGTGCTTTTCAATATGGTTTAACTGAGTTACAAGATGTAGAAGAAGAAAAATATGGTACTATGGCTGGATTAATGCAAGAAGATAGAACTCTTTCAGGTACTCAACCTATAGGCTATACTCCAATTCAAACACAATTTGATATTAATGCAGGTATAACTCCTATAAGACCTTTAGAATATGGTGTAGGTGCTCAACCAATTAACATTACTCAAAAATTAGGAATAGTCTAATGTCACAAGAAAATAAATTAAAAGATGTTTTAGCAGATGCTAGTAAATTAAAATCTAATAGCTTAACTACAGCTACTATGGATGCAATTAAACTAGCAGAAGCTAATGGTCTTAGTGTGGAAGAATTAGTAGGACAGTTAGGTGTAGACCTTAATGCTCCTGAATCTAAAATTCCAGTTGATGATACTTCTGATATTGCTGATGAAGAAAAAATTAATGAGTTTATTAAATTGCAATCTAAAGCACCTATACCCGGACAATCTTTAACTAATAGCCCAGAAAGTCCTTATCCTTGGGAAAAAGAAACGCAATTTGCTAATCCTAAAGATGCTATTGAAGATTTATATGGTAGACTATTACAACCAGAAGCTACTGCTGCTATAGCTAAATCTTTAAAAGCTGGAGCTACAGTATCTGATATTACAACTACAATCTTATATACTGATTTTACTGAAGGTAAATATAATCCAGATGTATTAATGTTATTAATGGAACCAACTATGTATTTAGTTATGGGTATTGGTGAAAAAGCTAACATTGATTATGAGTTAGGTGAAGGAGAAGATGAAGAAAATATTAAAACAGATAGTGAAGAAACTTCTTTTCAACTAGGTAATGCTATAAATTCAATGAAACAAACAGCAATATCTAAACCTATTAGAGAAGAAACTGTTCCAGAAAATTTAAGAAAAAAATTAAAAAGCGTTGAAGTACCAAGCTTACTAGAGAGGAAAGTATAATGTCTGATTTTTTTAAAAATGCTCAAACAAATGAAGTAGTTAATTCTATATTAGCTAATAGAAAAAGAGAACAAGAAAGTATTACTGCTAAAGATGTAGGTATAATGATACTATCAAGTTTACCTAATTATATTGCTAATTATAATCAAGCTACAGTTGATGAAAAAAATAGACAAAAAGATGCAGTAACAAATCAATTTCAAAATGTTTTTGCAGAACTTAATGAAGAGTTTGCAGTAGCAGACCCTCAAAGAAAACTTTATCAAAGATATCAAAAGCCAGAAGAAAGAGAATTTTTATTAAATGAATTAGTAAATAAAAAATTAATAAATTCTGATTTAGTGCAAAAACTAACAGCAGAAGGAATTGATTATACTAAAACTAATAGAAAAGATATTTTAAAAAGTATTAATAAATGGAAAGAAAATCAAAAACAATTAGAAATATTTGCTTTAGAAAGATATGCTGAAAGTCCTTTTATTTCTACTCCTAATAAAGCTAGTTTTGGTACAAAAATAAATCAAGATTTAGTTAAAGAAATAAATAAAATTCAAGCACAACCTGACACTATTGTTGGTGATGTAGTTAATAGTCTTAGAAAATGGTGGCAAGGAACTCCAGAGTCTGCAGAATATCCAGCAGCTATAGAAGATGCTGAGTTAGAAGTAGCTTTACAAAAACCTTTAGATTTTTATAAAAATATAAAAGAAAAAGAAAATAATTTTAAAAATAATGTATTTAATAAATATAATTTAAAATTACCTAAAGATGGAAATATTAATGAAAAGTATTACACTGATGTAGTTTTTGGTGCAAAACCAGAATTAGCTGATGAATATACAAAAGCATTTAAAAAGAAAATAACTCCTACTAGCACTGGAGTTCAACAATCATTAGGTTTAGAATTACAATATACAAAAGAAAATAATGACTTAGGCACATTAGATTTTAATGCAAGACAATTAAACAAATTTAAAATTTATAATATTGATGGTGTTGAACTAAACTCATCACCAATAAATGTATATGCTAATGATTTTGGTAAAATAAAAAGTGTAATTAGAGCTTCTGAAGAGTATGCTCAAACTGAAAATGAAAATTTAAGATTATCAACTGAAGAAGAATTAGATGGTATAGCTCATAGATTATTAAGTCATAGATTAGGAGAAGGTGAATTTGGTAAAGAATATAAACCTTTACAAGATTTAGCAATTAATTCTACCGGCATAGCTGCTTATCAAAATATTTCAAAAGGTTTAAATAATAAAGATAATTTAACAATGACTGACATTATTAATACAGCTTATTTACAAAATGTTAGATTAGAAGGTACAAAAGCTGATATTATAATAGCAAATAGTATTAGTGAAGAATTTAATAAATCTTTAAAAGCTGGTTATGATTTTACAAAATTTAAAAATGTTCAAGAAAGAAAAGCAGACCAGTTTGAAGATGATGAGTTATTAGATGTTGGAGCTAAAGAAATTGAAACAGCAACTTTAAATAGAAAAATAAAATTAATGGAAGCAGCTCAACAAGGTAAAGTAACAGATTTAGGTGACCAAGAAGTTGTAGCTTTTGAAAGATTAAAATATTTATTAAATGATAATATTGAAAAACCAGAATCAATTTTATTTTCTAATATGGAAAAAGCTGATGAGTCTGATATTGTTAATACTTCATTAACTAAAGAAGAAAAAATAAACTACATTAAAAACTTTGAATCTGTTTATAATCCTAACATAGTTGACCTTAATGAAATTTATAGAATAGCAAAAGTTGATGATTATGTTACAGAAGAAGTTATTGAAATAAAAGATATACCTGAAAAAGTTAGAGAAGAAATAATAGAAGTTTCAAAAGGTTTAAATACTACACAAAGCCTTATATTAGGTTTAAATGCTGCTTCATTAGCTCTTATGGCTTTTCCTACACCTCAAACATATATAGCTGCTGGAATTACAAAAGTAGGTGCACTTGCAATACAAGGTTTTAGAGGAGCTAATTTAATGTTCCAAGCTAGAAAAGCTAAAATTCTTAAAGAAGTAGGAGAAAAAGCAATACAAAAAGGAGGTGGTCTTCCTAGTAAAATTTCTTATACACAAATGGGTCCAAATATAGTTAAAGAAACAGGTGGTAAAGTAATTAAAGATTTAAAACTACCTACAAGAATATTAGCAGGTGGTACAGCTATTGGTTCAGGTGCTTCTTTATTAAGTCCAGACTCTCCACTATCTGTAAATCCAAGAAAGAAAAGCAGAAGAAGTAAAACAGAAGACGAGGAATAAATAATGCCTGATATGTTTTTTATGAATGATACATCAAGTATCTCTAATACTAAAGAATCTCAACCTTCTCATATACCTCAAAATAAAAATACAAATATTTTTAATCCTTCATTTCAACAAGGACAACAAAGAGGAACTCGTAAAAAATCTATGTCGCAACTAGCAAGAACTCCTGAGTTTAAGTTAAGAGCTGAAAGATTTTTAGAAGGTGTTGGTAGTAACGATAATGTTTTTGAATATCTTAGAGACTCTGAATATAGTTTAAGTTCAGCTATGGTTCGTTCATTTCAAACTGGTAATTGGACTGATGAACAAAAAGAAGACTATGCATATTTAAGTAATGCTTTTCAAAATGCAGAAGTTAGAGGTTTTAACGAACGCATGGGTTTAATTAAAGATTTAAGTATTGATATAGTTGCTGACCCTCTTAACATTGTTGCTTTAATGTTTGCTCCTGTTACTGGAGGAGCTTCTACAGCAGTTGCAAAAACTGCTACAGAGACTGCTAAGTTTGGTATAAAAAAACTAATGGCTTCTAAAACAGGTAAAGCAGGAATTTATGGAGCAGCAGAAGGTTCTGTTTGGGGTGGTAGTTATGACTATTTTAATCAAGCTATTGACTATGATGTTTATGGTGACGATATAGATTGGAGTCAAGTAGCTATTATGTCTGGTTTAGGAGCAGGTATAGGTGCAGGAGCAGCTGCAGGAATAACAAAACTATCTAATTCTGAGTTTGCTAAAAATTTATTTAGATATAGTAATGAAGATGATATTATTAAACAAACAGCTCAATGGGATACTGATGGTTGGAGTAGAGCAGGACAAACACAATATGAAAATTTAAGTTCATTATCTGATAGTTCTAAAGCTGGGAAGAATCCAATTAAATTTCTTTCACAAATTATGGCAGAAAAACCTACAGCTAGATATGTAAAACTAGCAGGTTCTTCTGAAACTTTAAAAGAATTACTTCGTAGATTTAGATACGATTGGGATGTTCAATTTTTTAATAGAGGTGAAGGTGGAGTAAGAAAAGATTCTTATGGTTTAGGTGTAGCAAGAAGACAAGGTGATTATCTTTTTGATTTAAAAAAATCTTTAAAAAATTTAGATAGAACAGGTTGGTGGGGAAGACTAACAACTTCTGATAATAATCAAGTAAGAGCTTTACTTTTAAATCCAAAACTTAAAACTCTTAATGGTGAACCTATAAATGAATATGCACAACAAGCTTCTAAAGATATTAGAAAACTTTTACAAAGAGTTTTTGAAGATGGTAAGAAAGAAAATTTATTTACCTTTAGTCAATTTGTAGAAAATTATTTTCCTAGAAAATTTGCTTTTGATAAAATATCTAGTAAAGAAGGTAGACAAAAATTAATTAATTTAATATCTCAAAAAAAATATAAACACGCTGAACCTTTAAACGATTTACCAACAGTAAAAGGAACAGTTGGTGATATGGAAGTAGAAGATATTGTTTTACCAGATGCAGTAGCAATAGATATGCAAGTGTTTGGAAAAAACTTTATTGAAGAAGCTAAAAAAGAATTAAGAATATTTAGTGATGATATTTCTGATGAAGTAATGGAAAATAGAATTTTACCAGAAGCTAGAAGATTAAAAGCTACAGATATTGTTGATAATATGATTGAGTATAAATATACTCCATTTGATACAGCATACGAAACAGGTACTGGTGGTTATGGATTTTTAAAACACAGAGTCTTTGATAATATTCCTGATAGAGAATTAGTTGAATTTATGGATAATAATGTTGAAGATGTTTTATCTGATTATCTTTCAGCTGCTGCTCAGACTATTGAAAGAACTAAAAAATTTGGTCGTACTGCAGAAGATTTTAATAAAAATTTTTTACTTCCTATTGAAAAAGAATTAATGGATGCTGGTATGGATAGAGCAGATGCTTTTGCAATTAGAGAAAATCTTAAAGTAATGCATAATAAAGTTACTGGTTTAGACAATGGTACTGGATTATTAGATGGTAAAACATTTAAAAGTCAAACAGGACAAAACTTTTCTACATGGGGAAGACTTTCTCAACAAATGGCTCACTTACCTTTTGCTACAATTTCCAGTTTAACTGAACCATTAATTTTAATATCAAGAGCAGGAGTTAAAGATACTCCTTTTGTTGTAAAAGATATAGTTAAATCTTTAGGTAAAGAAACTTATAAAACTTTAAATAAAGCTGCTAGAGCTTCTTATAGAGTTACTACTGGTAAAACTACAAAAGGTTTAAAAGATGTTGATGATGATACATGGGCAGAAATATATAAAACAGGATTAGCTTTAGAACAATCTGTAATGGAAAGATTAGAAAGTTTAACTGGTGAAGCATTAGAAGGTAGTGTAGCTAGAAGATTATCACAAGGATTTTTTCAAGCTAATTTATTACAACAATGGACTACTGCTGTACAGTTAGCTTCGTTTACTACTGGTAAGCGAATGATTAAAGAAAATGCTAGAAAGTTACATTTAAATAAAACTGAAGGTAAATCTTTAAGTATGTTTGGTATGAATGACAAACGAACTAAAAAATACTTAACTGACCAACTTAATGAATTAGGAGTTGATGATAAAGATGCAACTACTTGGTATCAAAAATATTATAAAGATGGTAAGTTTAATGATGAACTAGCTAAAGAAGATGATTTTTATACTCAACAATATATTCCAGCAGCTAATAGATTTACTAAAGAAGTTATTTTAAATCCAAGTGTTGCTGAAGCTAATAGACCTTTATGGTTTTCTAGCCCAGCAGGACAATTATTAGTTCAGTTTGCTGGATATCCTACTGTATTTAATAACACTGTATTAAAAAGATTTGTTAATGAAATGGATAAACCAGAAATTGTAGCTCCTAAAATATTAGCTGCTTCTATGTTAATGACTGCTACTGCTGTACTGACTAATACAATTCGTAGTGATGCTAAAAACTTTGAAGACTTAGAAACTTTAAAACCCGGAGAATTATTTGATTCAGATAACTTTGAAGATAATAGAGAAATAGTACTAGATGCTGTACAAAGATGGGGAGGTTTAGGTATAGGTGATTATGGTAGAAGATGGTATGAAAATTATAGAATTGGTGGTGGTGATTTAGGTGTTGCTTTAAAAACTCCAACTGGTCCTTTAGCTCAAGATGTAATAGATATGCTTTTATATAGAAAAGGTATCGGAGAAATGGCTGCTAGTAATTTACCATTTGTAGGATTAACTTCAGCTATACCAGAAGATTCAGAACTAGGTGCTATATCTTTTAAAAATATTAAAAGAAAAGGTAGAGAACTAGATAAATCACGAAAAGAATTTTTAGCTAAATATATTTTAAATGAACAAAGAGTAAACTATGATAAAGGTGGTTTAGTTACAGATGTTCCTCAAGTACCTCAAGAGCCTGATGAAAGAATAGATAAGATGACAGGTGTGCCTTATGATGAACAAGCAGGTAGCGTTATGAAAGATGAAGAAGAAAGAGTGCTTGTTAATAGAGGTGGATTATTAAATACATTACAAGCTAGAAAACAAATGAATAGTGGTGGTCTTCCTAGTGATGAGTTT